GTATTCCAATATCTCTCCCCGAACAACCGGTTACCCAAAATGGAAACGGATTGCCGGCGGAAGCGGTGGAACTAATCCCGCCGCGGTTGGAAACCCCAAGACCATCGGACGTTACCGGCTCATATGGTGCGGAAGCCCGCGGTTGGATCCGCAAATACCTGGCTAGCGAACTTAGACCGTGGCAAGCGTACGCGTTGGAACGAATGTTGGAACACCGCGCGGATGGTTCGTTGCGGTGGCGGCGGGTGATTGTGACGGTTAGCCGGCAATCGGGCAAATCGGTGTTGTCGCGCGGGCTTTGCGGGTGGCGGCTTGGGGCGGCGGATCTATTTCGGGAACCGCAGTTGATCTTGCACGTGGCCAATCTGCGGTCTACCGCCGGGATGATTTGGAAAGATGCGGCGGCCCAACTAGAGGCTACGTTGGACGCACGGGTTAGACGGGCCAACGGCCAAGAATCCATTGAATTGGCGGATGGTTCGTCATGGCGGCTTGCGGCTTCCACGTTGGATGGTGGGGTGGGATGGTCGGTTTGCCTTGGGTTCGTGGATGAGGCTTGGCGAATCTCCCGGGATGTGGTGGATGGTTCGATAGCCCCGACAATGTTGGAACGCAATAGCCCGCAGTTGGTTTTGGTGTCCACCGCCGGGGATGGCGGTTCCACACTGCTAATGGAAGATCGGGCGGCCGCGATCGAACAGTCCGACGAACCCGACACCGCACGGATTCTTATTCTGGAATGGTCGGCACCACCGGAAGCGGATCCGTCCGACCGGGAAGCGTGGCGGTTGGCTTCCCCGCATTGGTCACGGTCACGGGTGGAAGCGTTGGAACACGCTTTCGCAACAACCCCGGAGAATGCTTGGCGCATCCAATACCTAAACCAATGGGTGCGTTCCGAAAAAGCGTGGTTGGCCGGCGGCCAGTGGAAAGCCGGGGAACGCACAACGTTGGAATGGCCGGCGGCCCCGGCCGGTACCGTGGCGATCGAATCCCATGTATCCGGGTTCCCCTATGGGGTTGTGCACGCGTTGGCGGATACGGATGGGACGGTTCGGGTTACCGGCCAGATTTTCCGCAACCGCCGCGAAATGTGGGAACACTTGGACGGGCTAGCACGCCAACGCCGTGGGTTAACGCTCTTGCATTCCCCGGCGTTCGTCGGGCACATCCCCGGTTCCTTGCGTGGGGTTAACGCGGTCAAAGTTGGAATGGCGGAACAATACGCCGGTTACGGGCCAACGCTTGCGGCGGCTTTGGAAGGTCGGATCTTGCACGAACGCGAAACCGACCTAGCCCACCATGTTCTATCCGCCGCCGCGGTTAGCGTTCCCGACCGTGGGACGGTTCTCAGTTCCCGCGAATCCGCCGGCCCGATCTATCTCGCGCGCGCGATGGTGTGGGCCGTTGGTTACGAATTGCGGCCCGAAGCTAAGCGGCGGCCACTAATCGTGACCACCGCCGCTTAGATCATTTCGGCGGCCCAAGCTTTCGCCTTAGTTCCGCTTCGATGTGGTCAAACATATCGCTAAACAAATCGGGCATTTCCATATCCACCATGACCCGGCGGAGTATCCCATCCTTGTCACGGGCCAGTGTTGTGCTGTAGGTCATGGTGTTAGCTAGGTTCCCATCTTCAATATGACTCCATATGACCGTCCATGCCTCTTTGTCTTTGATCTTGAACCGGTGGGCGGCCACGATCAGGGTTGTTTCTATTCCGATCGCTTCGGCAACTTCCGCGAAATCCGCCGCGTTGTGCCATTCGAAATCGGTCACGGGTTATTCCTCCGGGGCTAGTTCCTTGCGTAGTTCGTTTAGCTTGGCTTCCATCTTGGCGATGCGGGCTTCGGTCTTGGCCCGTTTCGAACTAGCTTCGTTTAGGCCAAGTTTGGCCCGTTCTTCCGCACGGATTTCCTCAAATTCTCCGGCGTGGTTGGCGATTAGCCGGCCTATGGCGGCTTGGTGGGCTTTGACCGCGGCCCGTTGTGCGTCGGATTGTGCCACGATTTCCCTCCGTTCCGAATCGGGTGGTGGATTGGAAGCGCGCGAGTATACGGGATTGCGGGATTGCGTGCGGCAGTTGCAAGGGCTCATGATGTGTAACCGTGGGTTGGCTTACGTTCCGCCGGCAAACGGCCGGGTTCCCCGAACCCCGCCGGCCCATCCGTTCCGCGATCGTAGGCCGCCCGGGAACCTTGGGCACGGTCTTGGAAGTAGCGGAAATCAACTTCCCGGTGGCCGCCGCATCTCGAGATTCCGCGTTGTCTATTCCGGCGGTTCTATCTTGCCGCGATTTGATTGTCGGGGCCGCGGTGCAAATGGGACGGTTCGCCTACCGGGGTACGGAACGGTTAGACCCGGGGCCACTGTTAACGCAACCCGACCCCGATACGATTTGGCCGGCCACGCTTGGCGGAACGGTGGATGACCTTTTGTTTTACGGTCGGGCTTATTGGTATGTGCTAGCCCACGATGGGGCCGCTTCCGAACAAAACCCGGAAGGGTTTCCGATCCGTGCACGGTGGATTCCGTTCGACAATGTAACCCCGAAGCTTTCCGGTACGACCGGGGCATATTCGGTGTTGGAGGGTTACACGATCGCCGGGGAACCCGACCTAGTTCCGCCGCGGTATGTGATTCGTTTCGATAGTTCGCTACCCGGGATTTTGGCGGTTGGTGCGCGTACGATCGCATCCGCGCTGGCGATCGAAGCGGCCGCCCGCCGGTTCGCGGATGTTGAACTGCCATCCGGTGTGTTGGAATCAACCGGTGCGGATCTTGGCCCGGATGAGGCTAAAGACTTGGTGGATGAGTTTTCCGCCGCCCGCCAAATCAACGGTCTTGCCTATTTGCAGGGTGTGACCTATCAACGCACGGATGTTAACGCGGATGATTTGCAACTTGTGGAAGCCCGCGCGTTGGCCGCCACCGAATGCGCACGGTTGTTCAAAGTTCCGGTTGCGATGATTTCTGCTAGCCCGTCGGGGAACGCTTCCGCGCTTTTGTATCAGAATCTCGCATCTCAGCTTGCGGTGTTTGTTTCTACTGCGGTGGCACCGCATCTTAGAACGATTGAATCCACGCTTTCGCTTCCATCGGTTACACCGCGCGGCCAACGGGTTGCGTTCGACGTACAAGCGTATTTGCGTTCCGACCCTGTAGCCGCTTCCGATTACGCGCGGGAACTGTACGCGGCGGATCTAATCACACGGGATGAGGCTCGCGCGTTCCTTGGTATCCCGACCACGATTGACGCGCCGGAACTAACCCCGGGGAGGGTATAGCCCATGTTTCATTTGACGATTGATCTAGCCGCCACCGACACATCCCGCCGGCTTATCGAAGGTGTGGCGGTACCGTATGGCGAAACGGCGGAAATCGGTTTCGGCAAATACCGGTTCCTCCCCGGGTCTTTAAGGCGGGCACGGGAGAAAACACCGCTATTGCTTGGCCATGACACCAATCAACCGATCGGTGTGTTGGCCACGCTTACCGATTCCGAGGATGCGGCCCGCATCCAAGCGCGGGTAGACCGTACCGCGGAAGGTGACCGCGCATTAGAGCAGGCGAAATCGGGTTCCCGGTCGGGTTTTTCGATCGGGTTCGAAATTGACGAATCATCCGATCAAAACGGGGTGACGGAGATTACCGCCGCTTCGATCTATGAGGTTTCGTTGGTGGCGGTTCCCGCGTTCGCGGATGCGATCGTGGAACGGGTGGCCGCGCAACACACGGAAGAAACGGAGGAACCCGAAGCGGAAGAACCCGAAGCGGAGAAAACGGAGGAAACGGAAGCGGAGGAAACCGACACCGATGAAACGGAGGAACATCCGATGGAAGAAACAACCGAAGCCGCACATCCGCCGGTGATTCGCGCGGCCCATCGGCCCACACTCCCCGCCCGGGCCGGGGAATTCGTGCGCTATCTGATCGGTGCGCAACATGGGAATGTGGAAGCCGCGAATATGCTCCGTGCGGCCCTAACCGAGACGATTTCCACGGATGTTTCAGGGCTACTCCCCCCAACCTATGAAACCACGGTTATCGGTGGCAAAGAGGTTTTGCGGCCGCTTTACGACACCTTCCGTTCCCGGCCGCTTCCCGGTGTCGGGCTAATGGTTTCGAAGCCCAAGTGGACTACCCCACCGAACGGGGCATGGGCCACCACCGTGGACGCGGATGCCACATCCACCAAGGTTGTGGTTGGTGCACAAACCGCGGATGTGATTCGGTGGGATTGGGCCGGGGCCATCCCGTGGGTTGTGGTTCAGCGTTCCGATCCATCGGTTGTGGATGAGATTTACGGGGAAGCCGTCCAAGACTTCTACTTGGATGTTGAAGCAAAGGTTTACGGGGAACTTGGCGCGGCGGCCACCGGGGTTGCGACAAAGCTTGGCGCGGCAATCGCGGAATTTTTTGTTGCAACCGGGAACCAGCGTTCCCCGGATATCATCATCATGGCCCCGGATGTGTGGGGCGATTTCGCGGATACCGGAGCATTGTCGGTTGCGCAAGGTGCAGGGGATGTGTCGGGCGATGCGCTTACCACATCGTTTGCCGGCATTCGCGCAATCACATCCGGTACGTTGGCCGCGGGTGAGACAATTCTCGCAACCCGCCGCGCGGTGGACGCACGGGTGACGGAACCCGTGCGGCTTACCGCCAATGCGATCGGTGCGCTTAACGTCGAATTGGCGGTTGTCGGGGAAGGGTTGTTCGATACCGATTACCCGACGGAACTTTTGAAGTTCGCGGCAATCGTTCCGACCGTGGCCGCAACGGGTAGCACACGTTCGAAGGGCTAATCGTGGCGGATTGGATTACCCCGGAGCAGGTTGCCCAATATCTTGGGGTGTCATACCCGGATGTGGACGGCCGGATAGACCTTTGCACCGCTGCGGTCAAAGCCGCGGTGGAACAACGACGGTCGGACATTGATTACACACTCCCGGTGGGGGAGGATGTGCACGCCGGGGCAATCATGTGGGCCGGCCAGTTGTGGCAATCACGGAACGCGCCATCCGGGTATGCCGGCTACGGGGATGAAACCACGCTTTACGATTCGCTTGGTGCTAGACGCGCCGAGATTCTCCGGCTATTAGGGTGGCGGCGGCCGGTGGTTGCGTGACCGCGCCACCCTACACCGAGACTAGTGGGGCGGTGGCCGCGATGCGGGCCACCGTGGATCTATTGCGGGATGCCGGCATAGACGCGATTACGGATGTTGGCGCGTTCTTCCCCGCCCCAATCGGTGTGTTGGTGACGTTGCCCACGCTTACCAACCGTGGGCAACGGTCAAATACCTTTTCGGTGCCAATCCTGATCGTATCGGGTGACCCGTTAAACACGGAAATGGCGGTGGGCCGCATTTACGCAATCGCGGATGATGCGGCCCGCACCGTACGAACCGCAGAATACCGGCCCGGTTCGTGGGCCGGCAATATCAACGCGGAACCTTTGCCCGCGATCGAAATGGCCGCAACCGTAACCATTCGAACGGAGGAACCATGACACAACCGCCGCCCGCGTTGATTGATTCCCGTGTAGGGGTGGGAACCCTAACAATCAACACCACCGATTATTCGTACCAAATCGCCAATGTTGCGTTGGAACCCGACATTTCGGATGAGGATGGGACACCAACGTTGGCGGAACCGAAGCCGCCGCCCACGGCCACGATCGCGTGGAAGCTGTCGGGTTCCGCGATCCAAGATTTCACCGCCGGGGCCGCATCGTTTCTCAACTATCTAATGGATAACGCGTTGGCGGAAGTTCCGTTCGAATGGGTACCGGATAGCGTCACGCCGGGGCCATCGTATGCGGGTACCGTCCAATTGCGGCCGGCCCCGATCGGTGGGGATGCCGGGGTTCAAATCACATCCGATTTCGAACTGCCCGTGGTTGGTGACCCAACACGTACCGACCCCGTGGTTGGTACCGCCGCGCGTTCTAGAACAAAGGATTAACCCATGCTTACGTTTCGTGGCACCGTGCAATACACGGATGGCGAAAGCGAAGAATTCGAATGTGGCACCGCGGCCCTAGCCGCATATGAACTGTACGCGATGCGTAACGGGTTCCCCGTTGGGGCCGGCATGCCACCCACGCTTGGTTCAATGGTTATCGCCCACCATGCGTTAAATATCGCGGAAGGGTTCGAAACATGGCGGAAAACCGTTAGCGGTGTGGAACTAAACGCGGATGGCGTAAACCCTACCCCGCCGGAAGCTTCGGAAGCCTAGTTGTGGAATTGGCGATTTTGCTCCGTTGCACACCGGCAGAAATCCGCGCGCTTTCCGACCATGATCTAGCCACATTGGTAGATAGCGTCAAACGGGCCAACCGTGGCAAATAAACGCGGCATCATCTTGGAAGTGGACGGGCTAACCCAAACATTGGCCGCGTTCCGTGGGTTAACCGCGGATATGCGGCCTATTGCGAACCGGGAATTGCGTGGGGCCGGCCGCGAATGTTCCACGGTCTTGGTTGGAAACCTTAGAACCGCCGCGGCGGGTTCCGGGGTTCCGGTGGCCCCGAATGTGGCCCGATCCGCGCGCGTCAAATCCGACCGGTTGCCATCGGTCACGATCGGTGGCACCACCAAGGTTGGGCGGTATGGGGCGATCGCGGCCAAGCTTATGTGGGGTTCCGAACATGGTGGCCACAATTTCGCGGCCGGCCCATCCGCCGGCTATTGGATCGCCCCAACCGTGGCCCGCTTCAAAGATAGCCAAGCCTTGGTGATTTACAAAAAAGCGGTGTATCAGATTATGCGGAAATGGAAGCTGATCTAAATGGCCGGCCCCGGGAACATCATCATCCGTGTTGGTGCAGAAACATCCGCCGCGATCGCCGGCCTAAACAACGTCAATAAATCCCTTGGTGACACCATGACCAAGGGCCAAAAAGCTACTGCGGCTTTGGGGAAAGCCGCGCTACCCGCCGCCGCCGCGCTTACCGCTATCGGGGCCGGCGCGAAAGTAGCGATTAACGCGGCCACCGACCTAAACGAACAAATGAGCAAAACTAGTGTGGTCTTTGGCGCATCCGGTTCGGACATTATTGCGTGGTCGGCAACATTGGCCAAATCGCTTGGTATCTCGCAAGAATCAGCGTTGGAAGCTACGGGCACATTTGGGAACATGCTAGTTCCCATGGGCTTCGCCCGGGATGATGCCGCGAAAATGTCGCAAACGATGGTGGAACTTGCGGCGGATATGGCGTCGTTTAATAACGCAAGCCCGGAGGATACGCTAGAGGCTTTGCGGGCAGGGTTGGCCGGGGAATCCGAACCGTTGCGGAAATTCGGGGTGTTCATTAATGACGCGCGGCTTAAACAAGAGGCGTTGTCGAAAGGGTTGTATAAGGGTAAGGGTGCGTTAGACGCACACGCGAAAGCCGCCGCAACCATGAGCCTGATTTTGAAAGATACCGCGGATGCCCAAGGCGATTTTACCCGCACATCGAATTCCGCCGCTAACCAAGCGCGGATTCAGCAGGCGGTGACCGAGAATCTCACCGCGGAACTAGGACAAGCCCTACTGCCCGCCTATACCGCCATCCAAAAAATGCTCATCACATTGTTGGGTGTCATGGGCCAAAACACGGATGCGTTACAAATCATGGTTGGTGTCGTTGCGGTTCTAGCCGCCGGCATCCTGATAGCAAACGCGGCGGTAAAAGCGTACAACATAGCGTTACAGGTTATCCCGTTGATTCTAAAAGCGGCCACCGCCGCCCAATGGTTATTCAACGTGGCATTAAACGCGAACCCGATCGGGCTAGTTATCATCGCGTTGGCCGCGCTTGGGGTTGCGCTTGTGGTCGCATACAAGAAATCCGAAACGTTCCGCAACATTGTCAGTATGGGTCTTAATGCGGTTAAAACCGCAGTTCAATCGTTGGACAATGCGTTTGACGCGTTGAAACAAGCCGCGTTCCAAGCGTTTGATTGGATGCGTGACCATTGGAAGATCGGGCTATTCGCTTTCGGGCCGATCGGGGCCGCGGTCTATGTGATCGCCACGAACTTTGATACGGTCAAAGCCGCCGGCCGCCAAGCCGCCAACGCGGTGGACGGGGCATGGCAAGTTGGTAAGTTCGCGTTTAGCGCGGTGGCCGGTGCGGTGGGCAGTATCGCTAACGCGTTCCACGCGGTAGCCTCCGCGTGTTGGTCGGCAATTAGCGCGGTGCAATCGCTTATGTCATGGCTATCGCGTATCCATGTGCCAAAGATTGATCTACCCGGCCCGCTTATGGCCCCAATCCCGGCCCTAGCCGGAACATCCCGGGTGGGAAGAACCGCCGGCCCCGTCGCCACGAACGGGGCCGGCGGCGGTGGCATAACGATCAACGTCTATGGGGCGGTAGACCCGGAGGGAACCGCGCGTAGCATCCGGCGGATTCTCACATCCCATGATCGTCGCCAAGGTCGCGTGGTTTAATGCTTTGGCCCGATTCGGTTGTTATAGACGGGAACCCGATCAGCTTGGCGGATGTGTTGGCGGATGTGATTATCCATCATGGCCGCACCGGGGTTTTCGATGATGCCACCGCCACAACCGCCCAAATCACCTTGTGGGAAGTTGATAAGGAATTCGCTAAGGCGTTCCGGCCGGGGCTAACGTTGGCAATCACCGCCAAGAATGCGGCGGGTACACAACCACGGTTTACCGGCCGGGTAACGGATGCCACGTTGGATGTGGATAGGCTTACGGTGATTGGCACGGGGATTCTGGCCACGTTAACCGATTATCAGATTGGGCTTACCGGTACGTGGCCGGTGGAGACATGGTCGGCGCGAATCAACCGTATCTTTACCGAAGCCGGCCTAGGTTCTTTGCTCCGTTTCATTCCCGACCCTGATTTTGACCCGACCGTATCAGCGCGAGATTCGACAACCGCCGGTTCCACCACATTAGGTGATTACCTAACGTTTTTGGCCCCGATGGTTGGGGCTTCCGTCCATGACGGATTAGACGGAACTATCGTTGTGGAAGCGGTGGGTTCCCGGCGAATAGAGGATGCGTTGGCGATCGCGCCGGAAGATGTGGCGTACGCGCCGATTTGGTCACAAGTGTTACCGCGCGGGAATATCGTTACGGTGCGTTACACGGGTGACCAATCAGAATCCGTGACCGTTACCGATAACGCATCGGTTGGTTTGTACGGTACCCGCTATTCGACGTTGGACACCACGTTTACGGATGTGGCCGCGGCCACCGACCGGGCCAACACACTGTTAAGCCGTGGGGCATATTCCCATTGGAACGTGTTAGAGGCCCCGATACTCCGGGGTTTGCAACTAACGATTGGGCAACCGTTAATGTTTACCCAGTTGCCACCCGCCGCACCATACGATCCGTGGATGCCGATTCTAGAGGGCTGGCAGGATGAAATCTCCGGTGACCAATGGTTTATGTTGTTGGCCCTATCCGATCCAGCATTCTCCGGGCTATCGCTACTCCCATGGGATGCCGTCCCAACCACGGGTTACGCGTGGAACCAAGTTGACCCGGCCACCGCATGGTATGAAGCCCTAAGCTTGGATGACCTAACCCCGGCCGCGCTTAAACGGAGGGAATATGCCCGCTAACACAACCTACGGTGTCCCATACCCCGAATCAACCGACCCCGTATCCGAAGGTGCAACAAACATGCAAGCAATCGCGGAAGCGTTAGACACCAAGGTTTTGGCCGGCCGGTTGGATTGGGGGCCGGCCGGTGCACCGGATACGTCGCTTTATCGTTATAGCGCGGGTGTTGTGGCTACCCCGGGTCAAATCTATGCAGGGTCACATATGTTTGTGGATTTGTTGGATGCCGGTTCCCGGCTGTACTTCGGATCTTTGGCCGATACAAGCTTGCGGCGTACCGGGGTCGGAATACTTGATACACCCAACGCGCTAACCGTTGGTGGAAACCTAAGCGCGCTAGAACTAGTTAATCCGTATCGGCTTAGCTACCATACATCCCTAAATTCTATTGCGGATTGCAACGTTACTACGCGTAACGGTTGGTACGGATTTCCGGCCGGGGCTTTAAATGGCCCCGTTGCGGGCGATGGTTTTCTTAGGGTTTTCGCCCATAACGATAGTTACTGTAGGCAATACTGGTACCATCTTTACAGTACGGATACTTACCAACGCTTTATGGCTGGCGCGGGGTGGACGGCATGGGAGAAGATTTGGCCGCCCACCCCGGTAACCCCGCAAACCACTTCGCTACTTACGTGTATCGCTAAGGGTAACGCGGTGCAAAGCCTGCCGCCGCAAACGTGGACACCGATCAGTTTTCCGGTGGTGCAATACAACAACGGTATGACCCATGACGGTAACACCGCTATCACGGTTCCCGTGACCGGTGCGTACTTTGTTAACTTTGTCTCGGCGGGTTACGATGGCGGCGGCGGTTACGTCAGTTACTATAACGTGCGGCTTTTGCGTAACAGTGTTGTGATTGCCGAAACACCGAACGCGGCCCAACACCAATACGGGATGGTTGTACCCGCCAACGCCGGTGATTATTTCCAAGTGGCCGCTTGGAACGATGCCGGTTCAACGTCCTATAACACGTTTATTAGGAACGAACTACCGAACTTTTCGGTTACGAAACAATAGGGGAGGGTGAAGAAATGAGCTATAACACGATCGCAAAGTGTGTTGCCGACCAAGCATTTATCAACCGTGTTAATACCGCGGTTGCCCAAGAACAAATAGCCCATGATGACCAACCGCTACCGGGCACGATCTTGGGGCCAATGCTTTGGTATGTCGGTTCGGCGGCGGATGTTGAGGATGCGTACGCTTCCGCGCTTGCGGCAGAAAACCCCAATCCCGGCGGGGACGAATCCGTGATTACCGACGCGATGATTCTTTCGCACGTGCAGGGTAATTGGCCGCCGCCGGCATAACCGTCGCACGGAACCCGGCCCGTGTGTTACGTTGCCGGGTTCCGACGCTCAGTGTACGGGGAGGGAATGATGGCACCGCATAAGCGGGCCGATCGGTTCAACGCGGCTTTGGATGAGGTTCTTTTCCGCCGCGCATTGGAATCCGTGCGGTCAATTCTCCCACCGGATGTGTACGCGTTTGTGGATCATGGCCCCACCCTTGGGCCGTCCCACCCGCCGGCTAACCCGGATTTCGCGGATGACGCTTCCGATCAGTTCCCGGCGTTCCGCAACAGTAAGCTCCGGCCATATGTCACGGAGCGTGGTCTTGGCGGTGGCCATGGTGGACACCGCTTCCAACGATCGCACGCGTTCCCGGGCTTCGGCAACTGTTGCGTGACGGGCTTCCAATCCTTTGCGCACGGCTTCGGGTGGCAAGCTTAGATCCGCGGATGTGACCGCGAACGTTTCCAACGCTTCGGATGCCCGCCGGTACAGTTCCCGGGCGGTGGCTAGCGCATCTTCCGCCGGCCGCACATCATGAGCCCTTTCGTCCAACCCTTCCGATCTAGCCCACGCCAACACAACCCCGGTGACGTACTCATCTAGTTGTGCGATGGATATGGATGCCGGGGCTTGGCATTTGTCGTTAACCCACCGTGGGCATTTATAGATCGGGGTCTTACTGCTAATGTCCCCGCTCATCTTCCGGCCGCAACTGGCACACACGGCGATGCCGGCCAGTAGGGTCTTGGTGCCGCTTCGCTTCAAACCACCGGGCCGCGGTTCGCGTTGGGCCGCCAACCACTCCTCCCGTGTAACGATCGGTTCGTGTGTGTGTTCCCGAATCTGCTCCGCGTACACTACATGACCAAGGTACACCGGGTTTGAGAGTAGGTATTTAATCCCGTTCCCGTGGCGGCGGTGACCGGTCTTGGCGTACAGGTGACGGGCCATCGCCCGGAGGGATGAGCCGGCCGCGGCCATAAGGAACACTTCGCGGATAACCGGCGCATCATCGTTTTTGGTTAGCCGCCGCGCGTCATCCCATGTGTACCCGATTGGACAACGGGCCGATAGTTTGGCCCCACGGTCTAGCGCACGTGTTTTGACCATTTGCCAGTATTCCCCACGGATGTTTCGTTCTAGTTCCGCCATGACCGACAATGATTGGCGCATCGCCCGACCGGTGGCGGTGGATGTGTCTAGGTTCGGCATATCCCCACACACCAACGTGGCCCCGGCCGCTTCCAACCGGCTTACCGCCCGTTCGGTGTCACCAACCGACCGTGAGAACCGGTCTTGGCGCGCGACAATCAACGCGCGGGCTTCCCCGGCTTCGATACCGGCTAGCGCATCTTGCCACCCGGCCCTATCCCACTTGCCACCGGATTTGTCCACATCCTCAAACCACCCCACGATTCTGTAGCCGCCGCCGGCCGCCACCGCTTCCACGGTCTTGTGTTGCGGTTGCGTCACTTCGGCAGGGTCACGATCGCCTAGGACGGATACCCGCTTGTACCCGAACGCGGGCACCATCGACGAAGTCTTTGAGTCGGGCCGACTCAAGTTTGACATTCTGGCCACGATGGTGTTTCCTTTCGCTTCGCTGGAACGGAGTGTCCTGAGCTTACCGGAGTTTTGGTAAGCATATGGACACCATCTTATCAAAACTCCGGTTAGGGGGATTCGGATGGTGGATTCGGAAGCGCAACGACAGGCCATCGCCTCATTGCTAGATGTGGTGGAAGAACTGGCAGTTCAGTTCGCGGGCCAGTCGGATGCTATGGAATGGGCCAACGCGGTGGTGGCCGCGTTTAAGGAACACCGCCACGAGCTGAGGGAAGCCATCCCCGACCGGTTGCTTGGCGCTTGCGGCGGTGATGTGGACGCGGCCCGCGCGGTTGTGCGGCTTGCGACCAAGGATCCGCGGTGATCGGGGCAGTTGGGCCGGCGGTGGCGTATCCGAATCCGCTACCGCCGGCCCACGTGCCCCGAATAGGGCCACAACTGCGTGTAAGCGATTCTAAGGCCCGTGGGGGCGGTGGGGCACGTGTCCATATATGACCCTGCCCGTAGGCGTCGCGGGGTGCGTAGAGGCCGGGAGCGTGGTTGTTGGGTATACGTGCCCGCTGAAGAACTGGAGAAAGCCGGATTCAACCCGGCCGATACCCCACCCCATTACCGCCTTTACGCGCGTAGAACGCAAATCATGGTGTCACTGTATCGGGAGGGTTGATATGCACTCACCGACGCTTGGCGACATTCTCATGGCCGCAATCGTGGTCATTCTCGTTATTGCTTTGTTCAACGGATGGGGGAACTAATCGTGGCAGATTTTGCTTGTAACCCGGATGAGTCGGCGGGCATGGCCGCCCATTGGGACATTGAACGCCAATGCAGGTTTGTGTTCAACCATTTGGGTGGACGGATCGGGCTAACCAACGATCTTAAACTTGTGGAAGCCGCGCAATTGGAAGGGTTGCGCTGCAAGAAATATGACCGTGTTCCGGGTTTCCCCGAATGGGAAATAGAGCTCGGGGGTCAGGTCATGCTCCAAGATCCGGATAAACTCGCATAAGACATTGCGTTCGCGTTCGCGTCACGATCGGAGGAATGATGAGCGGAAAGTTTCTGTACCCGTATGTTGCGTGGGATACCGCCACGCATACTGCACGGTTTGTCGGGATGTTTCCAAATAAACAAGATGCGGCTAACGCCACGGAGTTAAACGTTACGGAACGGATCGTGCAAAAGATTGAACTGGATTACGAAACCGCCGACCATGTGTTTGCGCTGATCCGCGATGCGTGGCAACCGGATGAGCCGAACCAAGCGCAAACCACGCTGCTATTGCGCGCGCTTAAAGAGGATGAACAAAAGACGTATGTGGCGGTAGCCGAGATTAACGCGGTTCCGCAATCCGAGATTCAAACTTCCCGTTGGGCAATGCTGTACGCAATGCTTGACCGGTTGTTCCCGAAGCGTTCCAAGCCTATTGACGGTTGGGAAGTGGCGTAATGTCCGAATGGTATAACAAACCGTATAAGGGTAAGCCGCCGACTCGGGACATTCATGGTTTTCCACGTGCGTTGTATCCTCCGGATAGCGCGCAGTACGGTAAAGACCCTTCATCGCGTGGGCCGGATGTGGTGGCGTATAAACGCACGCTTTGCCGGCTTGGTAGGTGGGGTGTGTGGGCACCGGAATCATGGGATGATAAGTATTGGGACGAATTCGCCCATGGCACACCCGGGCATGACATTCCGAATTCGGGTATCGCCGGTTTCCAATACCAACAACATTACGACGCTACCGGGTGGCTAGGGCCGAAAACGTTTAACGGGTTGTGTTACGCGTTGGTGCCCGAAGCCCCGGGATTTCAGCATGGCGGGGAACACGCCATGGATTCCGTGGCGGTGGATTTGATTAACGACGCGTGGCAAATGTTCCAAGGTCACGATACACCGCCCGCGGAATCCACACTCCGCGTAGCCGCACTTGACTTGGCGATCGGGGAACTTGGTTACACGGAAAACCCGCCGGATACGAACAACAACAAATACGGGATTTGGTACGGGTGGAATTACCAACCGTGGTGTGCCATGTTTTGCACATGGGCGTTTGAGAACGCGGGCGGTAGCCCAAGCTTCAACGCGGGTGACCGCTACGCGTATGTGCCCTACATTGTGGGTGACGCGTACAACGGTCGGAATGGGCTTAAGGTGACCGATGATCCTATTCCCGGCGATGTT